CTTGTATCATTAACAACCTCCTCATAGGTTATTCTATTCAACGGACCAAACATTCCCGTTTTTTCCCAAACTATACTATTTTCTCCAAGTTTGTCAAGGATTGCTTGTTCTAATGAATTTGCATCGTCTTGTGATTCTACTTCACATTTTCCGTAGTAATCGTAAGCCCAAATTTTTACTATAAATTTTTTCATGAATCTCACCATGTTATTTATTGATTGTGGCCGAACTATGTCCGGCCACAAAAATATGATTATTACGCTCCTGGAGATCCGAAGATACCTCTAGGGTCTGATACTCCAAACGAGTATCTTTCTCTAGCTTTGTATCTAACGTTACCAGTCTCGAAATCACCTTCCATTGCAGTTTTCAATGGAGCTCTGTTGAACATTTTCATGCCATTTGGCACGTCTGTTAAGATGTAGAAAGCATCTGAATCAGTTAGGTAGTTGTTCACTCTATAACCTTGAGGAACCATACCCATAGATACGATTGCGTTTACATCGTTATCAGCTGTTCCAACTCTGCCTTGAGATTTCATCAATCTCTCAGCTGTGAATTGAAGCTCAGAAGGAATGATCATTTTCACTCCTCTTGCTGCAACACGTAGACCTCTTTCGTCAGTCATCTTACCGATATCGATAAGAGCTTGTTCTAACGAAGTTTCGTTTAAGTCAGCTGATGTTGCTAACTCATTCGCGAATGTTCCTGCGATAGTTGGGTGATCGTTAGCCATTAAAGGTTTACCGTCCCCAGCGTTAAATGATGTGAAACCATTGATTAATGGTTCTACAGATTTAACTTGTTTCGCATTTGACATAGATCTTGCTAAAGCTTTTGTATATCTAGACGCAAGTCTATCATACAAGTTGTCCTCAATCGCTTCTTCAGTGATTGCGAACGCTAAAGCAACTGTCTCGTGTGTGTAACGAGCAGTAAAAGTTTCTTGTGCATCATCGTAAGATACGCCTGCACCTTCCGCTTTTACTTGTGCGTTTGCGAAGCCACTTAACATTACTTCCTCTTCGAAAGCTCTGTCAGATGACTCTTCAGTATAAATTTCAGCGTGCTGATTTTCATACCTTTTGTACTCCAGCCCAAATAGTGCATTTAGGCCTGGTTCTAGTTCTTTAACTAGCTGTGCTCTTGATATTGCCATGTCTATATGCTCCTATTATTGCCAAGTGACTGCATTAGTTAAGTATTGGTTAAGGTTCTGACATACGATTACGCTTCTGTTCGCCGCGTTTTCGTTATTTTCAGGATCCTCAGCCGATCTTAATAATCGCCATTGGTTGTTTGTGACGTGAATACCACCAGTTGTTAACTTCTTGCTTGATTGGCCAGAAGAATGACTACCAGATGGAGCTCCTGCAGTTATACCAACAGTTTTTCCATAGTCAGCTTGTGCAGCTGTACCATCTAAACAACCTATGTAAAGTTGCATTGGATTGTCGATAACAAATGCAGTGATATCTTCACTATTTGCTGGAGTAATAGGTTGTGCATAGCTATTCGCGAATGTAGGCTTCAAAGTTGTAGCCGCATTGTAGAATATACCATTTAGCACACCGATTGATTTGTCAGTGATTGCTGCTTCTGCTGTTTTCATGTATCCAACTTTAGACTGAATTACAGTCCCTTGGAACAAGTCAACGCCATAACCAGCATCAATGAAGTATTTGCTTTGTCCACCGTTTGAAACGTTGCTTCCAACAGTTCCAGTAGGGATAAGACCAAAGCCAACAGTGTTTCTATTTGCCATAGTTATTACTCCTTATGTACCTGCCGTCGTAAAACGGCCTCCAGTACGGTTTATATTAATTCAGTGATGTGAAAAAATTATTTTTTCGTACCACCGAAGGTTACACGAGATTGCCTTTCAACATTGATAGGCATTCTACTATCCTGCTCCTTCATTAGATCGTTGTCGACAGCTTCGCTTCGTTCTTTATGTCTATTCGACATATAGTCTTGTCTTTGCTGTGCGATCTCTTCGGGTACCTTCGCAAGTAGAAGGCCACCGACCCCAATCACTCCCTTGTATTTCCCGTCTTCGAGAACTGGATAATCTGAAGAGTTTTCAATTTCTTCGGCACGAACTAATTCATAACCTTCTCTTAAACGTCCGGTTAAATTTTTCGTATCTTGAAATCCTACGACTTCAGCTCTAATCCATCTATACCTGAATCCATCAGGTGCAGGGGGTGCATCTAGAGAAGATGGTGGAACCCACACTTTCGGTCTTTCAGATTTTGACCGTGTTTGGTTCGCACGAGAAGTGTTTTTATCTTTTTCCATTTTACGCTCCTTCCGTGTGTTTTAATTGTTTTGCGTATTCTTCGAGTGGCACACCTAATTTTTTCGCTATTGCGACCTGTGAAGATGTGAGTCTCACAGTTTTGCGACCAGGCTTTACGCTTCTATTAGCTGAAGCAACTGTCTGAACAGGAGCTGTCGTAGTTTTTTCAGTATTACCAAATCTATGCGGAAAGTCAACTCTAATACGTCTATCAACTTCTGCATAATACTCGTCAGAACTAGGATCATACCCTTCTTTTTCAGTAAGATCCTTGTGTATCTCAAACGCAGTGTAAGTCATCGGTCTATCAGACCCAAACCATGAGTTTTTTGCGGCCCATGCTTCAGCTCTAGGATCCGTATTAATAGGATCATCTGTTTGAGGAATGTTTACATTATTTGCTTGAGCAAGATTATTCACAGGTTTCTCTGCCTGTGTTCTTACTTCTCTACCTTCTTTGGCTGCTTCAAGTTTTGCATTCTCAAAAGCGAGTGTTGCAATTCTTTTATTAGCCTCAACCTGAGCTTCTGCATTACCAGCTTCAATAGCTGCAGCTAATTCTTTTTGTGCAGCTTCTAAACCTGTTTGAATACTAGTCTCAAATTTTTTAACATAATCAGAATCAGTCTTTTCAAATCTCTTTTCTAATTCTAATTTTTCTTGTTGTACTCCTTGGGCATACTGAACAGCAGCTTGTTCTCTTCTTTCTGCTTCTCTCATTTTACGAGTTAATTTCGCAATACGAGATTGTACGCCTTTGCTGTAGTCTTCTAGTTCACTATCTGATTTTTTTTCATCTAGTTTTGTTTGTCGTTCGTTTTCAAATGTTTTATCTGTATCTTTTTCTATTGTTTCTGTTTCTTGTTTCGGCGCTTCAGTATCAACTACTGATTCGTCTTTTGTTTCTTCGATATCAATTGATGCGTCAGGTCCTGACGTATCAATGTCTACCATTTTCTTTTCTTCTTCCGGCATAGTTACTCCTTCCTATGTTTAGAACTCATGCAAGATGTCCTGTGGACTATCAATTGTTGCTAAAACTTCATCGTCGTTTAGCAGACGAATCTCCCCTCCATCTATTTTGATTCGGCTGCCTGCATATCTTGCAAACATAACCCAATCATTCACCTTACACCATGGACCCTCTGGATATCTTTCCTTATCCTTGTAACATTGCGGTCCCATAGCAAGAACTAAACCACATTGAGAAGCAACTTGTTGCTTTTCTAATGTAGTTTCAGCTAACACAATTCCACCTTTAGTTTTTTCTTTCATCTTATATGGTAGAACCATTATTCGCCAACCCGTAGGTTGTGGAATTTTTTCTTCTTGTTTTTTCTCTGATTTTTTTACACCAACTAAATCGTTATTAGGTACTTCAATTTTTTGTTTTGGCGTCGTTAAGATCGATGACTGTTCCTTCATTTTGCTCCTTATCATTTAGCAGGTTAGAGAGTTCCTGTCTGGTTGCCTCTAAGGCGTTTATTTGTCCTATTATATACTTATAATTTTCCATGTTGTCAACACCACCAGAAGTTATTGTTATAGATAACGCTTCTGTTCGAGTATTAATAAAACGGATTAATTTAGTTACTACTGTTTCTAGTTGCATTTAACATTTCCATCTTCTCCGTGCTTGTCTTATTCGAGAATTAGGATCGTTACGAGTTTTTGCTGATGACCTTTTTAATTGTCCTAGTGATCTAGCGCAGTATGATTTTCTGCGATTAGCAGCTTTTGATCCTGGCTTCACTTTTCCAGTCACGGCTGTTTTTAGTTTAGAACCGGGATTTAATCTTCTATAGGCTTTGACCCCGGCTTTTGTCATACCCGCTCCAGACTTTGTAGGTCTAAAGTTCTTTTTGTTTCTTGCTGGCATAGTGCCTTTTGAAAAATTTTTTCTCATGCAAATGTTTTTACGTTAGTTGGTTTACCACCTGGATTACCGGCAGCTCGTTTTCGTTTGACAGCACTCGCCTTTTGCGACTTTGTCATTCGTGTGGCTTTTGCAAGTGGAACGCATTTTGGATACTTCCGTTTCGATCCTTTGCTTCTCCCGCATGGTTGATATTTTCCGTTCTTCTTTGGAGCTCCAATATCTACCCATTTTTGTGCTACCCATTCTCTTAATCCACCTTTTAAAAAATGTGTTCTCACTAGACAACACCTTTGTAGTACTCGACCATACCTCCAGCAGCTTTTTTTGTTCTGCCTTTTTTACCACCTGGTGTAACTTTACCTGAACATACTGCAGAAGCGTACATGTTTGCATATGCTGACGGATATACTTTGAATTTTCTTTTAGCTGCAGCTTTACCTCTAGGACATAGTTTTGCCATTATGGTTTCCTTTGACTTTTTAATTTTCTTTTTTCTTCACTCATATTACCAAACGGTAATTCTTTAATTTTACCAGGTTTACCCTCTTTAATATTTCTTTTTGTAAGAGGTAGTGTGCCTTCTCTAGCCTGCATTCTTTTGCCTTTAGTTCTTCCAGCAACAACATCACCAAACGTAATTTTATTTTTTGGTGGTGCTAGTTTTGCTAATGATTTTTCTTTTGGTGTTGTAGGTACTTTACCTTTTGAAGATCCTTGACTGTAACCCATTCTACGGCCCATCATTCCGCCGCCCATTTTATTTTCTCTTTTTAATATTTTAGAAATTTTGCTAAGAACTCTATTAGTCCCTTTTCTAACATTAATTTTACCCTCTTCAGTCAAACCTTTGTTATATTTTTCAGTTGACTTTGCAACATCTTCTTTGTGTTTTGTAAATTCTTTTATATTCTTTGATGGTTTAACAGATTTAATTGTAGGGGAAACTTTACTTTTGTTTCCTTTTAATTTTTTTGCAACAGTGCTGAACACTTTAAAATATGATGACATTATTTTTTTCCTCCGCCGTTTCTAAAAATTTGTGTACCCTTTATACCATAAATGCTCGCCACGACAAGGATCCACAAATTTGTGAACCATGAC